TATGAACGGCTTGCGGAAGAATTCGATCTGTCTGTCCGGCACACGAAAAAGATCGTCTATGACGCGGAGAACAAGATTTTCAGGCACATCCCAAAAGGATAACGGGATGTGCTTTTTTGTTTGCATGAAGTTTTGCACGTTGACATTACAATTTTATTATTGTACAATGTTTTCAGAAAGCCGAGCCGGGGCGGCGGGTCCCCGGCAGAAGGAGAGGAGGCGATGCCAATGGATCTGGAAAAGATGATACCGATTGCCGAATATGCGCGCCGGATCGGCAAGGCCACGATCACGGTGGCGGACAAGTGCCGGCGCGGTGCGCTGCCAGGGGCCGTGAAGATCGGCCGGGACTGGTTTGTGCCGAAGGACGCAGAGTATCCGGATTTCCGGGTGAAAAGCGGGAAATATATGGGGGCAAGGAAGAAATGACAAAAGAACGAATGATTGAGCTGCTGAAGATTGAACACGAGTGTATGAGACGTGGCGCACACAACGAATGCGACCGGGACTGCGCAAAGTGCGAGTTGGTGCAGGATGATCGCGAACTGGATGAAATGTATACTGGTGTTGTTGCCCTGCTGAAAGAGCAGGAAGCGAAAACAGGGAAATGGATTCCTGTCACAAACGGGCGAGGCGGACTGGAATGTAGTATTTGCCATGATTATGCTCCAAGTTATCAAAACGGTACAGAGTATTTAAGCAAGTATTGCCCAAACTGCGGTGCGAAGATGGAAGGTCGGTGAATTAAATGATTCAGATAGATATGCCGATACCGGAAAAATGTGGCTTGTGCCCGTGTTTTCATTATGAAAATCCGATTTATTGTCAGGCTGTAAAAGCTGACAAAAATAAAAAGATTGTCAGTCCTTACGGGTCGCCAAGGCCGAAATGGTGTCCGCTGAAAGATCAGGAGGCGGTTGAGAAGAATAAAGAATGTCACGAAGATAAAAGTGCAGTCGAATGCTTGAATGCGATACAAACAATAAATAAATACATAGATGATGAAGAAGATGAATGTGGTTGTACATATTGGAAAGACAAAAAAGGTTATGCATTTCAAGCTGATACTGGCTATTTTTTTGAAGGATTAAACAATTTTGAAGCATATCTCAAAAAACGGCTTGGTCAGGCGGTGAAGTGAATAATAACAGCAGGACAGTTGGCATTAAGGAGATAGAGAATTAAGGTACCACGACCGCTTCGGCGGTCTTTTTTTATGCACTTTTTTAGCACGCAACTCGCACGGAACTCGCACGCTCTGATCATCGTGCAAACAGCCTGGAAGCGCGAGAATACAGGCAAAGGAGGCGATCCTGTGAACAAGCTGGTTGCACGGCTGATCGATTGCGGAATGACCAGGGATGTGGCCTTGTGCATGGCCCGGCAGTACAGAGGCCGTTTGCATGAATTCGAGTTGTACGTGGAAAGCGTGGAGGAGTCGAGCCGTGAGCAGATGGAGGAGCTATAACCCGAATCCTGCCGGAAGGGCGGTCGGTGACTGTTCTGTCCGCGCGGTTGCCGCTGCGCTGGGAATCAGCTGGGAGGATGCATACTCACGGATCGCAAAAGCCGGGTATCAGATGGCAGACATGCCGAGCAGCAATACCGTCTGGGGAGCGGTCCTGCGGCAGAACGGATTCTATCGGCACAATCTGCCCAACAACTGCCCCAACTGTTACACCCTGGAGGAGTTTGCGGAGGATCATCCGCACGGGATCTACGTTGTGGGCACCGGGAACCATGTGGCCACGATCCGGGACGGATGGATCATGGACGCATGGGACTCATCTGCTGAAATAGCGACATTTTACTGGCGAAAGGAGCGATAAGCAATGATCAATCAATTCGGACAGTTTATTCCTGACTACCCTGGACAACAATACTACCAGGACCCCGTTTATATGCGCTACATGGCGCAGCAGCACCAGCCGCAGGTGCAGCAACAGGTGCAGCAACAGCAACAGCAGAACAGCCGCATGGTGGAGGTTGTTCCGGCGGCCAGCGAAAAGGCTGCGGAGGAATTCCCGGTGGCCGCCGGTGCCACGCAGATGATCATCGGGAGCGATGATTCGTTCGTTGCGGTGAAATCCGTCAGCGTGACCGGCCAGGTAACCTTCGACATCTACGACAAACGGCCTCCGGCGCCGCCCGTGCAGCCGCTGAACCCGGCTGACTATGTGCGGAAGGACGAAGTGGCCGCGCTGATCGCAGAGGCGCTGAAAACGTCCAAAACGGGCCGGAAAACGGCACCTGCTGAAAAGGAGGATGAATGATGGGTCTGTTCGACAGATTGAGCGGGAACGGGGGCTCTGCACAGGGGCACCAGGTCACTCCGCAGGAGATGCGGACGGAGATGGGCAGGATTCAGCAGAATCCGGCGTCCTACCTGAAGCAACGTGGGTTCAGCATTCCAGCCGGGATGAGTGATCCCAAGCAGATCACACAGCATCTCCTGCAAACAGGCCAGGTCGGGAATCCCCGGCTCCAGATGGTTATGAGGATGCTTGGGCGGTAAGTCGCAAGTTAGTTCCAAGTTGGTTCCAAGTTGGTTCCAAGTTGGTTCCAAGTTTACTTGACTCTCAAGCCTGGAAAGCGGCTTTCAACGGTTGCAAACGTTGAAAATAAACGATTTCCTTACTTGCTGGCAACTTTCACATGATCCCTTTCGGTGAGTGCGCATAGCCGATTTCGGATAAATAAATCGAAAGGAATCAAAAGAATATGGCACTTACAGATGAAAACGGCACCGGCATGGTGATGCCTGTGCAGCCGATGTACGGCAACGGTTACGGTAACGGCGGAAGCGGATTCTTCGGCGGAGACTGGGCCTGGATCATCCTCCTGCTGCTGATCGGCGGCAATGGCTGGGGATTCGGCGGGTTCGGCGGCGGCATGATGCCCTGGATGATGGGCGGCGCCATGAACGGCTTCGGCCTGGATTACCTGTATCCATGGCTCAACAACTCCCAGCACATCTCTGATGGATTCCGGGATCAGAACCTGCAGACTTCCATTTCCGGCCTGCAGAACAGCGTGACCGCCGGCTTCGGCGATGTCCAGCTTGGCATTGCTGGAATCAACCAGAATCTGTGCCAGACTGGCAACGCTATCACAGGCGCGGTTCGGGATGGATTCTATGGCGCTGAGATCGCTGCCAACGGCCGGCAGATGGCGAACATGCAGCAGCTGTTCGGCATCCAGAGCAAACAGCAGGAGTGCTGCTGCGAGAACCGCGCTGCGATCGCGGATACCAAGTACACCATCGCGACCGAAGCGTGCGCAACCCGTCAGGCAAATGCGGACAACACGCAGAAAATCCTGGACAAGCTTTGTGCCCTGGAGCTGGATGGCGTCAAGAACCAGCTGGCGCAGGCGCAGCGTGAAAATGTCGCCCTGCAGAACCAGATCAATATGGGCGCGTTCCGCGAGTCCCAGACCGCGCAGAATGCGTTCATCCAGAAGGGCCTGACCGACGAGGTGGATGCCTTGTACAATCGGCTTTCCAATTGCCCCGTGCCCAGCACACCGGTTTTTGGACGGACTCCGATTTTCACCTGCCCCGGACAGACCATGGGAACCGGATGCGGTTGCGGCTGCGGAACTGGCGCGTTTTAACGGAGGTGTGAACCATGGCTGAGTATTTGGCAAATGGGATTCAGCAGATTGCGCTGAACAATCCTGCGATCTTCACGGCCTCCATCCCCTGCCGTAACGGCTATGTCTACCACGAGGATGAGACGGGGATCTTTACTCTCTGTGGGAAAACCAACAACTGCTTTGCCAGGTACCAGGTAACCTTCAATGGGAACATCGCCCTGCCGGAAGGCGGCACGGCTGGCCCCATTGCGGTGGCCCTGGCGGTGAACGGTGAGCCCAGGCTGACAAGCCGGGCCATCGTCACCCCGGCGGCGGTTGAAGAGTTTTTCAACGTCACATCCACGGCGATCATCACGGTGCCGAAAGGATGCTGCTATTCGCTGTCTCTGCGGGCTGTTCCCGCGTCCAGCGATCCTGCGGAGACCCCGGCCCCTGTGATCGAGCTGCAGAACGCAAACCTGGTGATCAACCGGGTAGCCTGACGGGAAGGAGGAAAGATCATGGATTACCTGAAAGACTATGAGGATGGTTGCGAGGTTCTCCACGAGAAATACCGCGATTCCATCCGGAAGATCAAGAACAACGGCATGAGCGCCAGCGACCTGGATCAGCTGGAAAAACTGACTCACTCCATGGCCTCCATCAAGAAGATGATGAAGATGGATGAAGGTGACGGAGAGTACAGCGGCCGGTATCCCTACTGGATGGGCGGCACCTATGCCGACGGAAACAACATGGGCGGAATGTCCAACGGTGGAAGCTATGCCCGTGGGCGCAGGAATGCGCGCCGGGACAGCATGGGCCGGTATTCCGGCGAGCGCGGATACTCCCGCACAGATTTCGCGGACGAGCTGCGCGAGCTGATGGAACAGGCCCCCGATGACAGGACGCGTCAGAAGATCCAGCGCATGGCCGAAGAGATCGAAAACGCGTGAGGGGGTGAGTGCCCTTGATCACCGAGCAGGATCTGCAGGAGGCGATTGCCGAATGCCAGGGGCAGAGGAACCCTAACGCAAACACAGCCATCAAGCTGGCCGCTTTCTACACGATACGCCGGGAGCTGTTCGGGGAAGAAAAGGACGCCGGGCCGCTCCCTGGCTACTCCTACGCAGCTCCGCAAACCGCGTCGGAACCCATGATACAGAATGACAGCGACAGCGAGTTTGCCCGGCTGATCGATGGGAGACCGCAGAAAGAGGTTTGGCCCCTGATGGACGAAATGATGGACACGATCCATGCAATCCATCCTCGCCTGTACAGGGCGGTGATGGATCGGCTCCGGTGAAAACCGGGGCCTTTTTTCGTGCAAAAATTCAAAAAACTCGATTTTCCTGTTGACAATACAATTCGTAAGTTGTATTATAGTATCGAGCCGGGGAACCGGCCACGGGGAAGTCAGGGACGGGTTCACGCCCAATAGCGTCCGAGTGATCCAATGGATACGGTAGGATGGCAGGAGGGAAAACCAAGCAGGTCACGACTTCAAAGCGAACCGGGAAATCCCGGATAAGCGACTTGGATAACATCACCGAGAAGCTTCCCCCACTTAAAGAAAACGGATGGCAAACACTTATGACGATGAAGGAGAAAAAAGCCTGGCTGGCGAGCGCGACGAACGAGGAGCTGCTGAAGCAGCTGGTAACCCTGGAACTTGAGGAAGCGAGAGAATGCAGCTACGGCGAGCGGCAGAAGGACATCGACCTGACGAAGGAAGAGATCCTGAAGCGGATGACCGGGAACAACTGAGAAGCTTCCCACACATTAAAAGCGGAGGGAAAACACGATGAACCATATGGAACTTCAGTATTTCAAGACCGACAAAAACGGAACCAAGTATTTTTACGACTGGAAATGCCCGCGTTGCTGCGGATACGGGATGCTGGACAAATGGATCAACACCGGGAAAACCTGCTACGCCTGCGGCGGTTCCGGAGTGCGGACGAAGGCGAAGATCGTCAAGGAGTACACGCCTGAATACTGGGCGAAGCTCGATGCAAAGCAGAAGGCCAGGAACGCGAAGCGGGCAGAGGAGGCCGCGAAATACGCGGAGGAGCACGCGGACGAGATCGCGGAAGCGCACCGCAAGGCAATGGAGTTCCGGTATTCGGAGTACGGATGCGGAAAAGACGGGGTCGGGTACGTCCTGAAGGGCAATACCTACCCGGTAAAGGATGAGATCAAGAAAAATGGCGGCAGATGGATTTATGGCTGCTGGATCTGCCCGGTCGAGATCAATGGCAAAGGGATCATATCCAAGCGGATCGAAATCGCCGGACACATGGGAAGCATGGGGTGGAAGGATGACGGCTTCGACATTTACGATGAGATTACAGGCTGACTTCGGCAGACGGGCGGCCCACGATGGCCGCTCGCAGCCGGTGCCAGACCGGAGAAAGTGAGGGCAAACACTATGACCATGAAGGAGAAGCTGAAGATCCATGATGAGATCGAGCGCGAGAACGCGCGGAAGCTGAAGGAATGGAAGGAGAAGGAGGGCAAAGCGGCATGATTGAGTATTCCGTGATTCTGAAACGGTACAAAGGTTCGGCAAGGCCGGATGTATGCATTTTCAGAGATGAGAACCGGGATGTCGCTCTGCGAGAGATGCATAAGTACTGCAAGCAGCATGGGTTTTCGATTGACGATCAGGACGGACGCTTCACGATTGCCAATATCATGCTTGTGGAGAAAGAGCCGATTATTGGAGCACCTGTCATCAGCGAAACCCCGTATTGTGACTTGTTCGATGATTGACCGACACGCCGACCGGGGGCGGCTAATCCCCCGGAGAAAGGGAGTAATATGACAGAAAAAGAATTTTCTTGGTGTTCAACTTGCAAAAAATTCCTTCCCGTATGCGAATTTAGAAAAAATTCTTTACGCAAGAGCGGACTGGGATCAAGTTGTAAATCATGTGAACGGATGCGAGAGAATTCTTTAAACGGTAGATATAGATCGTACAAACGAAACGCAAAACAGAGAAATATTGAATTTAATATTTCAAAAGAAGATTTTGCAAAGTTAGTATCTGATAAATGCAGATATTGTGGTGAGTATGGGAATCCTTATAACGGAGTTGACCGTGTTGACAATGCCAAAGGGTATACAGCATCAAATTGCGTTCCGTGTTGCGAATGGTGTAATAAAATAAAAATGACGCACACAATCGAGGAAATGGTGGATCATATCAAAAAAATGTATAAATGTATTGCAGGGTAATATCCCCGGCGTTTGGAGGTTTGGATGTGGTATGTATACGTCAGGTATTTGAAGTCTGGCCGGGAAGATTGCGTTAACCGCACTTTTGACACTGCAGAAGCGGCGGTCAAGCATATCGCAATGTGCTACGCTATAGACAAAGAACTTGGCCAGCTTGGCGAAAACTATTATTTCATGAAAAAGCATTGAGGAGGATGGACAGGAATGACAAAGGAGCAGGTAATCAAGGGCGCTATCATTCTGATCGAGAAGATCGCAAAGGATAAAGGCCTAACCGTTGTGAACAATGGCACCGGGCACGCTTTTGATCATACGTTATGGAAAGAAATAATGAAAGATGACAGCGGCATTCCGAACGTGGGAGCGAAAGGCGAAGGATACTACATCGAGTTGAGGTCCTTCTGGGGTTCTCCTGAGGTCGATGTTCGCAGAATCGGAAAATTCGGAGAGGAGCTGCTGATCTTCAATTATTCCGACAGTGAGAAGATGGAAGGCGACACAGAATACAAGCACACAGGGCGCTTCCAGGTCCAGCAGGTCCGGGTCGAAGCCAAATGGGACTACAAAGCATGTATCAATGAAGTGTACGACATGATCGATCTCCTAGAGGCGTTTGCACGGAAGGAGGAATAACGCAGATGACAAATATCGCAACGATCCCGGAGCAGCGCAAAGCTGCTTCCGGGTTTTACCCTACTCCGGCCAGCATGGCATCCAAAATGCTGGAGGGTATCAAATGGGATTACGTCAGCACGATCCTTGAGCCAAGCGCAGGCAAGGGAAACCTCGCTGAGGCCATCAATGAAAAGTGGAGGATCTATCGTTGCTCCAGCAGGTATTACGCGGAGGAGCAGCGGGCCGACATTGACTGCATTGAGGTTGATCCGAACCTCCGATCCATCCTGAAGGATAAAAAATACCGTGTTGTGCATGACGACTTTTTGACCTACCAGACGATGAAGCGGTACAGCCTGATCGTCATGAATCCTCCCTTCGAGGACGCGGCGCGGCACATCCTGAAGGCCATTTCCCTGCTGGATGCGAACGGGACGTTGGTGGCCCTGTGCAATGCGGAAACCATCCGCAACCATTCGGCATATAACGAGCGGTATCAGCTGTTCCGATTCCTGACGGACAACAATGCGGAGATCACCTACCACCAGGGCGAATTCCTGAAAGCGGAACGGAAGACGGATGTGGAAGTAGCCATGATCCGATACAAAGCCCCTGAGGTCGATCTTGAGGACAGCCTGATCCTCGAAAAACTCAGGCCGGCGCACAAATACGTCAGCATGCAGGAAAGTGAGTATGCAGCCCTGAGCAAAGCCGATTTCGTGGAGGCGATCATCGACAGATATAATTACGAGGTTGAAAGCGGCCTGCGGCTGATCCAGGAATACAGGGCCGTTTCCTCCGTGCTCAGCTCGTCTATGTCGCTGGCGATTGGCACAGAATCCGCGCATGAGGACAGGTGGATACGGGAATGTCGGCATAAATACTGGTCAGCCCTTTTTGAATCCCCGCAGTTTGTTGAGCAGTTGACCACTAACCTTCGGACGCAGCTATACAACAGGGTCAAAGAGCTGGAGGATTATGAATTCTCATTTTATAATATCAAGGAGATCATGATCCAGATGAATGCGCAGATTACTCAGGGCGTAGAGGCTACAATCATGGCCCTGTTTGATGACTGGACGCGGAAATACCACTGGGACGAAAACGCCCAGAACCGGCACTATTTTGACGGCTGGCGAACCAATGACGCATTCGCAGTAAACAAAAAAGTCATCCTTCCGCTTAGAGGATATACGGACTGGGGCAGCAGGATCGAACCTGAATTCCATGTCTACAATGTCCGGGAAAAGCTGATGGACATTGAAAAGGTTTTTAATTACCTTGACGGTGGCAGGACACCGGACAAAAACCTGATGGATGTGCTTCTGGATGCTGAAAAAACCGGCGAAACAAAAAAGCTTGACAGCAAATATTTTTACCTTACGTTCTACAAAAAGGGCACGGCTCATCTGGAATTCAAGGACATGAACCTGCTGGCCCGGTTCAATATCTTTGCTGCTAAAGGCAAGAACTGGCTGCCGCCGTCATTCGGTAAAAAGAAGTATGCGGATATGACATCAGAAGAACAGAAGACAGCAAAATCCTTCATGGGATCTGCTGAAAAGTATGACAAGGTTGTTCAGTATGCGCACTACTTCCTGGCGCCGGTGGTGGACAGCAGTCAGATTAAGATTGGAGGATAAGGAAATGAAAAGGCCAGAAATCCATTTCAATTCCGGAGGGCCTTCCGGGAACATTTACGCGATCCTGAACATGTTTAAGGATGCGTTTCGGAAACAGCGCAGAATCACGGAGTACAACGACACATGGAATCGTGTTTGCATGAGCGGATCGTATGATGAAGCGCTTGCAATTATCCGGGAAAAGGTCGACCTGATAGATGACGACGGAAGGTACTGACTTCCACTACCGTTTCCACTACCAAAGTTGATAAGAAATGATCGTTTTGATATGTTTTGGACATATGCAAACAGGCAAAGAAAAACCCTTGGGGATTGATTCCTCAAGGGTTTGCATATGTGGCTCAAATAGGACTCGAACCTATGACACTCCGGGTATGAATGGAAAAGTCGGAGGGGCTGAAGTGCTTTATTTTTCGTGCGTTTCCGGCTCTTTTGGATTTTCTCCACTACCGTTTCCACTACGAAACGCGGATTTTAGCAGTTTTTCGGCCTCCGTTTTGCTCCTGTTGTCGCGGACTTCATCGTAGATCTTCATGATCATTTTCGCGTCCGCGTGGCCCATCCATTCGATCATGGTGTGCAGCTCCACGCCGTGATCCCGGCCCCAGGTGCAGAAGGAGTGCCGGAGATCGTACGGAACAACTGTAAATTCTATCCAGGCTGGCAGGGTTCCTCCCTCTGCCAGTATTTTTTTATGCTCCTTTGTCCGGCCGTACCAGCGCTTCGGCATGCCGTTGATGGCGTTTTCCATGCAAACACGGTATGATTCGATGGCGTTCCGCCAGGTGGTGGAGGTGATCTGTTTCCCTTTGGCGGTGGTGATCAGGAGGCCCGTCCGGCCTTTCAGGGCTGCGGAGACAGGCGGGAAGAGCGGAATGTCCCGGATCGCGTTCTTTGTTTTTCCCTGACCGGTGATTTTGTACTGGTTATTCCCATCACGGTGGGCTGTTTGCGTGATGTGGATCACGCCGGCCTCCGGATCGACGGCTTTTTCGATGGTGAGAGCCTTTGCCTCCTGTGGACGGATGCCGGCGTACAGCATGGTGATGATGGCCGGGTATGCGCGGTGATCCGTGCAGAGGGTTTCAATCCAGCGCCGTTCCTGGTCCGTGATCGCGCGGTGGGTGTGTTCTGTTCCGCGGTGAGGTTTTGCTGTGCGGTCCCTGGCCGGATTCGCGCGGAGATATCCGTCCGCGACGGCAGAGTCAAAAAGGGCGCAGAAAAGCTGCTTTCCGGCCTTGATATAGGAATTCGACATTCCGATATACGCTTCGCCATAGATGGCCTTGATGTCGGAAGGCTTCACTTCTGTGATCAGTTTGTCACCGATGGCGCTGGTCAGCTTTTTCAGGTGGATTTTCAGGCCTGTTTTCGTAGTGGCTGCAACAGACGGGTACGCGCGGTCGATCCATTTCTCCGCAAACTCCGCAACGGTTGGCACGGAAAGAAGCGCCTGTTTTTCAAGGCGCTTGTATTCTTTTCGCATCTCCAGCGCCTCGTCCTCGTCCAGGGAGTAAAACCACTGATCCTTGTACCGACAGACGAAATAGCCGTCCGAGCGCCGTTTCAGGCGCTGTTTTTTCTGGCGCGGCATCAGACCTTTTCCTCAAACAGATATCCGCAGTCATTGCAGTGGAAAGAATGCTTTTTCTTGCCGTTGAGAGCTCCGGCAGCCGCTCCAAGCGGGCCGAGAAGCGCACCGCCGATCAGACCCTTTGTGATGGATACCTTCTTTTTTTCGGAAACTTCCTCAACATTCGTGCTCTTGCACTTCGGGCATTTCAGATAACGTCCCATGATCACACCTCCTTTCTATTGATCTTCTACCTCTTCTATGGTCCTTTGGTTATAAAAGTCATCATGCTCCAGGTGATGCATTTCGTGAGCAAATGCTTCGCGCTTTGCGGATGGAGACAGCTGATCATTGATATAAATGTTCGGGAAGTCGCTCCCGTCCCTGGTTAGTTTCACGCATCCGAGCACATCCCCTGGGAAATTTACAACGCGGACGGCGTATTCTCCTTCCAGCAGCTTCATTCCATATCCTCCGGCTCCAGGGCTTTCAGCATGGCGGCAGCCGCTCGGATGTGCTCCGGGGATGCGGTTTTCGCGGCGTAAAACAGCATCCGGGTATTCGGATCGCGGCGGAGCTGCTCCCGGATTTCCATTACGTCGGCGTCTTCTTTTTCTTTGCGCTCATCCGGGGCCGGACGTCCCAGCAATTCATCTACAGTAACGCCGTAATAGTCCGCGATTGCGGAAAGGATGATCGCTGACGGTTCCCGGACGCCGTTTTCATACCGGTTATATACGGTTTGTGACAGATTCAGATCCCTGGCGGCGGTTGCCTGAGATATTCCCCGGCTTTGCCTGATTTCCTTAATTCTCATATGTTTGCCCTCCTTTTGTATGAATATTACCACAACGGCAACAAAAAGAATATTACCGAATTGGGAAGAAAATTGCAAAAAAGGGGTTTACAAATTACCGAAAAGGTATATAATATAATTACCTTAACGGAAAGGGGGAACAAAACCGAAATGGAATCAGCACTCAGGAAAGCGCGGAAAGCCGCCGGAATGACGATTGAGGATGTCGCGCGGAAGGCTGGGACGACATCTGCAACGATTTCCCGCTATGAATGTGGAAAGCGGAACATTCCGGTTCATATGGCAAAGTTGCTCGGAGTGATCCTTCACGCGAACTGGGACAGCTTTTATGAGGAGGTTCGGGTAGATGGAGCGGCTTCTTAGTGTGCATGATCTGATGGAGAGGTACCAGTGCTCCAGGCAGACGGCGATCCGGTACATCAGGAAGATGGAACACCAGGAACGGCCATACATGGTAACTGAAAATGCGCTGATGGCATGGGAACAGAGCCGGACCGTGAACCCGCCGGAGTTGATCCGTGCGGAGATGCGGCGGCAGAAAGTAATGCGCAGATTTGCGTAGGAGGGCAAACACAATGGATGAAAGGAAATTTCAAATGATCCTGCTGGGGATGGTTAAAAACATCGACCAGCTCGTGAGAATGCATTATCCGGAGGTTAATCATGTCAGCATGTTCACCATTGGCGACAACATTGTGAACATCCAAGCGTTCAGGGACGAGGAGGGAAATGAAACGGAAACCATCTTTGAAGCGCACGTTTTTGAGGATGGACACATGCACATCGGCAATGCTTATTTCAAAGCGGATGGCAGCCTGGATTTTTCCATAAGTGATGAAAGAGAGGAAGAAACGGCATGAGATTCTACTATTGCCCGGGCGCCGGGAGAATCAGGGGAC